TTTGCCCGCATATCGCGTTTGTGTGGCTCTTGAATAACCCATTGCAAAGCAACTGAGCCATCTTCTTTGTATGCTGTTGAGATTCGTTTGGCTTCAAATCCCTCTGCGGTTTGGCGGGTTAAGTCTCGGTGTGGTGCTACGCCTACTGATGCGGCTTTGCGTTCTACCAGTTTGATACTGCGATCAACGGCTCTGCGATTAACGCCTAGCTTCTTTGCGGCTTTAGTATTTGAACCTGTTTCTATGACGGCTTTAAGGTATTCAATTTGTCTTTCGGTTTTTGGTATGTCTAACTCTAACAGTGTTCTTGGGTCGATCTTATCCATTCCCTATTGCTCCTGTTGATTTTTTAACTCCGCATATTCGCTTTCTCGCGGTATGGTTAGTTTTATCCCCTGCTCACTTGCCCAATGATAGCACTGATCTAGGAAATGCACCATGTCACCCTTTCCCAGTTGGCTACTGCGTTTCACCTGACCGCTTATTTCCGTCTTGCTTATCCTGAAATTATCTGTGCCTAAGAATCTGCGCTTTAGCCAGAGCTTCCATGCCTCTACTGGGTCACCCTCTGCCACCTCAAAGCCTTTCTTCTTCATGCCTTTAACGATCTCTCTGCACCACATGTGCAACAGTGCATTCTGGTTCAGGCTTCTTGGGTTCTGGTATGGCTCTAATTTAACCGATAAGGGGGTGGTGAAATCCCAGTTGAGCATATCCTCAATCAGGAACTTCACCTTTTTATTGACTTCTTCTTTGTTGTTGAACTTCACAAATGCCCCCTCAGTCATAAAGACCGACTAAGCCACTTCTGAGATAAGTCGTTCCCATCCCATTTAGGTTTGCTCTTTCCAATATTAACAGGCGTTCTAATTGGTCGCAGATCAATATCAGTCACGACAGTTTTTCCGTAGAGCCTAGAATAAAGACTCTTATAGCCAACACCGGCAACCCTAGCGTAATCTTCATAGCCGTATGATTTACCATTAACTAAATCAGGGTGCTTGCCTTTATATAAAACTTTCTTTGTACTACCCATGTTTTCTCTCCCCATCCCAATAAAATCCATACTTACCCATAAAGTGATTAATGGCTCTGTTCTTTGCTTCTACGTTAGCAATCCACGACACATCAGCTAGGCTGTCTTCAATGTTCCTGTTCCTGATGCTGTGGGTTTTTGACTTAACCTGTGGTGAGCCACCCTTGTCTTGCGCCCTGCTCAACCAAGAGTTAATGAACCTCTTAATGCCTTTAGGCGTTTTCCTGCGCGTAGGATTAGCATCTAACCAAGACTCCATTGCGCTCAGTTCTTGGTAAACATTAATCGCAGGATAAGTCTTTTCCCACTGGATAATGTCTGCCTGATCTACCTCGTAAGTATCTCCGTTATTTAGAAGCATTGTTATCACCCATATAGTATTCAGCGACACTGCATTTTTCATCGTATCGGTTGGTCACTGTGATCATCTTTTTCTGGATTGGATGCCCTAGCTCTTTAAGCTCAAAGATTCTAGCGGCTACCTGCGTTATACCCAGTTCATTAAAAGCATTTAGGCAGGTCAGTTTCTTGCCATCTTCTAAGTATTGTAGAACTCTTGATATCTGTGTCATTTTTATAACTCCTATGGCTCGGACTAGCCTCGCCTGATTATGTGATTAAATATGTATTTAAATATATATTCAAAGGCACGTTTCACCCTTTAACTACGCAAAGTTAAAAATTCGATCAAAGGGCAAAGCGACTTCGCGGTTGTTTCGTTATCGTATCGAATATCTAATCTATCCATCAGCAGAAACCGATCTGCATCCGGGGCTATGTCAAGAGGGTCAACTTCGCTCTAGGGTTTAATTTAAGAGATTCCCTAGCCTCTAGCCCGATAACTAAAGCGCGAAAAAGAAAGGATTGAATGTTACAAGACACTATAAGACTGTGTTAGACTATCTTTTCTCTATCCGCACATAGAGTATTGCAATAATACTTGCATTTGTAAAGCCCCCTTTTTAGGGGGTTTTCTTTTATAAGCCGATAAACTCATCTAAATTGTATTCTAAGGCACTGCAAATCTTGATGGCAGTATCTAACCTCACGTTGGTTTTATTGCGCCAGATGTTAACCTGCTGTCTGTGAACGCCAACCAGTCGTGCAAGCTGTGAACTGTTTACGTTTTTTTCTTGCTGTGCTTTCTTTAAGCACTGGCCAAAATCTATCATTGGGTATTCTCCTGTGGTATATTGTCAGCGATGGTTTTCCCCGATCATCACTCCTATGGTTTACCCGCCCTTCGGGGCGGGGTTTTTAACTAGAACGGAATGTCATCTTCTAGCAAATCAGCTTCCTGCATTACCTGTTTAACTTTCCCAGAGTTACCATACTCGCTAGTGCCATCAGGTGAACTGCTGTCTGTATAGAACACTTTTACATTGCCAAGAATCGGTGTCTTTTCTTTAGCTTCGCGTTCTTCTTTGGTCTGACTCTGGCTGATAAAGCCATTGTTTTCATACTGGTCAGCAACCGCAGTATCAACAAAGGTGGTCAGGTCTAAATAAGTTCCTTTCGCGCCCTTGTACAGTCGTGATTTATCGATCTTTGTTACGTCTATTCTTACGTTAATTCCTACTTTCATTTTTACTTCTCCTAGTTGGCTTCTCTAAATTCAGGTAGTTTCATTATGGCGCGTTCTTTAGTAGTGAACACCCCACCTTTGCTTGGTGCTTTCCATAGCAGTTGTTTCTCTGTGTCGCTTAACTCTTTCCATGCCTCGTTTGCTGTTGAGTAATCATCCATCGCAATGCCGTCTTTAATAGCTTTAACGCTAGGCAATAGGTCAACAATCATGTCTTGGTATTCTTGGGTTTTGGTTTGCTCTGATCTAAGCATAGCTGACTCTGCATCGTCATCAGCAGTTGGAATCCCTGCGATAGATTGTAATGCGTAACGCCTTGCGTAGGTGATCGCTGAACCTGCCGCTTGCGGGTCTTGCTTTACGATAGGCAGTACAAACTCAGACTCTATCCATTGACCTGAAACGTGCATCAGCCTAGTGGCTACACCTACCCCAGTCTCACTGTTAACAGGAAACTGTGTATAGCTTAATCCGTTGTCTGCGAAAGGCTGTTTGATTGCCTTGATTACTGACGTTAGATCAGCGTAGCTAGATTTAAAGAAAGGGTTAGAACTGTCTTTAACCGCACCCCCCATTTGACCTTGCGCCAAGCATAAAGCTAGTGCAAGCTCGTTAGTTTCTTCGCTAGATTTCATTGTATTTTTCTCCCATAGTTTGTTTTATAAATGGTTCAAAGATTTGCTCAGAGTACCAAGTTGCATTTGCTTCTTTAGCATACGTCTCGCCATAGCCTCTGTAGTATTCATCTGAGTCGCAATCTCTTGCTTGATGACCATGAACGCAGTCCCATTCACCGCGTTCGTAGTCAGAAAGTTTATTAATATCTGTCATGTTAACTCCTTTGGTTGCCCCCTTTCGGGGGCTATTTATTTATCTTTTTGCTAGTTCTTCTTGGCACTCGCGTATCTCTGTATTGATTCCGTCTAGCGTTAGATGAAAGTTTCTAACGTAGCTTTGGCAGTAGGTTAGCTTCTGCTTAGAATAGCCTCTTGGGTTTCGTAGCTTCTTAGTGCAACTCTTATATTTGCTTACGCACTCGCGCTGATAATTCTGTGCGTTTTTAATTGCGTTAAGTAGCGTGTCTGAGGGGTATTCGCTGTAGTCAAAATCACTATTTGTCATGTGTATTTCCTCTATAAATTTGATTAATGTAAAGCGATCCTATCACATATTTAGAGAAAGTAAAACCTTTAATTAACTAATTGACAAAAAAAAGCCCCACATAAGTGAGGCAAAGGGAGTTTACTATGAAATTAGTACGACCAGATTGTCTCTTCTGGGTAGTTCTCGATCTCAGGAAAGTCATCTTGAGTACAGGCATCAATGTGAATAAATCGACCTGAACCTTTTTGCTGTATGCCAATGCGGGTAATGCCAAACGCTATAGCTACAGAAACTAGCTTTACGGCATTTTCTCCGCGACATAATATATCGACAGCCTTGCCTGATGTGTGCGCTCCTGCGCGTGATTTACGCATCTCAATCGGGTGCTGTGGTGATCGGTAAGCACTGGAAATGGCGAATGGAAAATCGCATTCAATTCTGATCTTGGTTAGCAATTCTAAAAAGTCAGGGTCAAACTTGTTCTCACCTGTGTGCTTGCACTTCAATTCTTTGTGTGAGAAATACTTGTTCTCTACGTTTTCGCTTTTAGCCTTTGGCTTTTTGCTAGTCATTTTACTTCCTCATCTTCATTATTTTGTCAGCACCTTTGATGCCAAAACTACTACTAACTGCTATAAAAAGCAAATACTGATACCAATCAGGCAGTTCGTTTAGTGCGTTAAAACCCTCTTTAACCCTATCAATGATAGCAGGGTCATCTACGCCAACAGCATAACCAATAAACAGCAGGGGCAAGCTCAAAATTCCTGCGAACCACTCATCCTTAAATGACGAATTAGAAGCATCTGCCATTTTAGATTCCCAGTCAGCATCATTCTTTATCATGCTCATCTTGGCTTTGTGTTTAGCTTGCTTCTCTTCTGCTTTGTTCTTCATGTAGCCACCGGCTAACTTGGCTACTGGTGCAATTAAATTCATCCACATGGTTTGTTTCTCCTATAAGGGCATGGCTAGTGCATCGAGTGCTTGCCAAATATCGTCATACTCCGTCTTGGCAGTATCCCAGTTTTCTTTAATCTTGTTTACATCTTCCACAACTAGTTCAGCCTTTGCAACTATGGCTCGCATTGTCTCAATATCTTTCTCTAGATTAGATACGCTTGTAGTGATTTCTAACAGCTTTTCTTGCTGAGATGATATAGTTATCAGGTTTGTGCCTAAAGTCGCTAATTTCGCGCTTAATTGGCTTATATCGTTGTCTTTAAGCTGTTGTTCTATCAGTTGGATAGATTCGTGCAAAGGTGCTACGTCTGGAACTTGTACCGACTCGACTGCTTCTAGTCTTCCATACAGGCTTGATGCAGTCCAGACTCCTGTACCAATGGTAGAGCCGATTGCCAAAACCACTGCAATCCACGCACCCTTAAAGGTCTGACCGCCTATTTTTAATTCGCTGTCTTCAATCATTATTCGCAATCCATATTAAAGAAACAATCATAACCCATAGCGATAGGTGACGTTTGATAAAACTCTGTCTCTGTACCAAGCGCAAGAATATCTGCCTCGCTGTAGTACAGATCTAAACCATGCGCACCATTTCCGTTCAGCATAACAACAGTTAGGTTTCTGGTTGTGTTGTAGCCCATAGCTAACCACTGGGCATTTTGATCGTAAAAAATATTCACGTTATCGGTAGTGGTGTTTGCATCTTCCACGCTCTGCTGTAGAAAATCTGCCGCTTCTGAGTTAGCGACACTCAGGTAAACTGCCGCCTCATTGGCTGATGATTCGATCTCATCGAGACTGGTGTTGTATGTGTCAACATCGTCTTGGTCAATAGTTAGCATTTCCTGATTCTGCGAAACAAAGGTCTGCACTTCTTCTTCTTGCTTGGGGGTGCTTGCTGATTCAGCCATATCTGCTACCTGTGCAACTGACACTAAATCAACAGTCACTTCTACAAAAGTATCAATATGGCTTTCCATCTCCGCTAGAGAATCCATAGCCATATTTTCTAATACTGCTTTAACAGGTGCGCCATAAGGTAAGTAATTAGACATATTAGATAATGCAGAGTTATAGGCATCAACCTGCTCTGCGCTGATGTGCGCTGTGCTAGACAATGTGCCATCAGATATCCCACCGCCAGTGTAAGCGTACTCTGTTGCCGCGCCAGTAAGAGCGATACCTGTATTAATTTGACTAACTATGCTATTACTGGAATTAATTAAATTATCTAGTTCACTGCTTTGTGCTACGGAACTTATCGCTAATAGAAATGCTATCTTCTTCCACATCTTCGCTCACCTTACCTATTTGGAGAATGCCGTTGTAATATTTCCGATTCTTTTTGTAATCAGGAATATAAAGTTCTGGGTTCTGCTTTATCAGCATAAGCCCCCGCTTCCCCGCTACTAATCTCCCATTGTTTATAAAAGGGCATGGTGAACCCGCTAAAAGCATTGATTTATAGACTTCTTCACTCTGACAAAGCATCGACACTGCCGCCACTTTTAGACCAAGCGTAGATAGCATTCGAGAATATTTTAGCCTAGTACAGTCAACGTCTAAGGTGTAACCGCCTGAACTAAAGCCGATAGCCACTGTCTGCACTGAACCTGCTGTACCTTTCAAGCAAGTGTCAGTTCCGTTAGACATAAAGGTTGGGCTTATCGCAGAGCCTACCGGTATTTCGCTTGCCGCGCCTGCGCCATTGTAGGTGTTTTCGGTTTTAGTGCTTGTGTCAGTAGTCGTGTTGTTGCTGTTAGCTACGCTATTCTCGCCATGATAGTTGTTTAAACTACCTTGCTCATTAGCCATAGCGGCTGATGCAAGTAGCCATAAAAAGACTATACGCTTCACTAATCTTTCTCAAGAATGCTCATAATGTGAATAATGTTTTCATCCATGCGCGCAATAGTTACTTCATGCTTACGCTGTCGCTGATCTAGCTTTTCTAGCTTTGTATCGACTTCGCCAATGTCTTTGGCATTTTGCTCTACACCAACTTCAACTTCAGTAAACGCGCCCATTACGCTAAAAGCCTGTAATAAAAGCATTATAAAAAGGGTAATAGGTACGTTTCTGCTTAGATGCCAATCTTCCATCATGCGCTCCAGTTATTCGCTAGGGTAAGCCGCTTGTCTTGCCGCGATCACTTCTTCTGTATGTACAATAGCACAAATAGATTGTACTTCTGCTGATTCACCAGAATAATCTGCACCCGCATCTATTGCGTGCCGGTGAAAAGAAGTGCTTATCTCTGTTCCACTTTCAGTAACAGTTGTTTTAGTTCTAACCTGAACTGTTTTGAACTCGCCAATAATTTCAATTTTATCTTGTGTTACTGTTTTTTCTAAACTCATTTTTTCACCTTTCCGTTTTTAGTTCTACTAAAAATAATTAAGAATCTGTTTTATATGTACAACAAACTGTCATGTCACCACCTGTTGTGCTATTGACATTTGCATGAACTACGCCAAAATTTGCACTGCTAATTCTAAATTCAATCTTGTTTCCTGATGTTAGAGTTACACCAAAGACAGTGCTCGATTGAGAAATATTATCATTAGCAACACTGGCTGTGTATATTCCGTTAGGTAGGTATGGTAAACCTGCCAAGTGTAGCCTATTGGTTATACCTGTTCCAGTTGTATCAATATCATTTAAATCGCACTGAATGTGAACTGTATTACCAATTTTAGTATAACTTGAAACAGATGAACCTATTGTGTAACTGCCGCCAGATTCTCCCACTAATGTAGGTGTCCAAGTGCCTTCTTCATAATCA